CTCGGCCTATCTTGAGGTGTTAGCGATAGCACTTCTCTAAACCCTTATGGAGGATTTTCCAATGCCTTTTAGCCGATACCGCGAGCGGTCCAGTTTAACAGATCGATCCTTTTACGGAGACGCAAAAGGAAAGAAGCGTTTAGCTGGTACGGTTTCCGGGATCCGAAGGGATTTCGAAAACTTTAAACAACAGTCACAACAAAATGTGATTTTTACTGGTGTACCGCCGGATTCACTCGCTATTGAAAGGACCTGGGATGAATTACACCCAGGGCCCCCATATAAAACGGGTGGTCCTTTCGCTAATCTAAAAGTATCGGTTCCATCGGCTCAGCTTCGTGGGATATCCTGGCACGACAAGTCTGCTCCTTGGAGAGGAGCAGGTTCTTGGAGTGAATTTTCAGGTTTATTCTATCCCACTACAGCGTTTCTTGATTTGCACTTTCCGCACGACCCTTTAATTAGTGTCGGAGCGATCGCGCCTTTCAATATGTCGCTGTTTCCTGATGCCACTGGCTTTGGTGCGCAGGCTTGGGATCGTACCCGGCCTCAAATAGCGAAAGCTGGGATGAACGTATTCCTTGCGGAATTACGAGATCTACCCCAGATGTTGAAGACAACTGCCCGCGGCTTCCACGACTTGTGGAGCGCCGTGAAAGGGCACTTCGACGCTGGTCCGCTCATGCTTCCAAAAGAAGCTGCTGACCACTTTCTAAACCATTCATTTGGATGGGCTCCCTTTATTGGTGATCTTATGAAGTTTTATGATACTTATGAGAAATCTCACAAGCATATCATGCAACTTGTAAAAGATAACGGCCAATACATAAAGCGGAGGCGCACTTTAGAGGAACATACAGAGCGAGTAAAGCTTTCTCCTAGACTGTACTCCCCTGGGTTAAACCCTTGGGGTAGTCAGCTTGAGTGGCTTTCCAAGCTTATTACTGTAGACGGAGTATCTTGTTACGGTTTCACTGACGCCTATGACGTGGTCTCCACCACTGTCTGGGCTGAGGGATCGTTTAGATACTATCGTCCGGAATTTGATGCGAGTTCAATCGGTTTTCCAACCGGTTGGTCTAACACGAAACGTCTTTTAGACATTTACGGTGTACGTATCAATCCGTCGTTCCTCTGGAAAATAACCCCTTGGACGTGGCTTATTGATTGGTTTTTCGGAATAGGTCGAAATATCGACATTATTACCGAAAATTTCCAAGATGAAGTCGCGGCCAAGTACTTATATGTGATGCACCATAAACGTCGTACGATAGAGACTCTTTGTCATCTATCTACTTACGAAGGGATGCGTCAATACAAGTGGGATTTCACGCTCGAAACAAAGCAGCGTGTTCCCGCGAGTAGTCCATATGGGTTCAGCCTGCCTTGGGGCGGTTTGTCCGCAAGGCAAATAGCTATCCTAGGTGCGTTAGGGATCTCCCGAACAAACTTCGGATAAATCTTCATTAGCTTTAATACCACTGGCCAAGCTGGAAACTTGGTTCGGTGTGCTAATGATTTAACTCCATAACTTTAGGAGTCAACCATAATGCTTTCCGATCCAACATCTATCACTGTTAACGCTGTTGCACAGTCGATGCCGCGGGTTTCTAGTACTGGACTTTCGTCCATTTACAAGAAATCTGATGGCACTTTTCGACTTGAAGTTACCCATGTGCCTTTCACACGTGATAAGAAAAATCGCGTGCGATCGCTCGTCAAGTTCTTCAAACGTGCAATCGTCGCAGATCCACTCACTTCGGTGAATGACTGGGAGGAGCTCGGCATTTCCATGCAGATAGACCGACCTGAAGTCGGTTTCTCTTCCACGGAAGTCGATCAAGCGTGGGCAGGTCTTAAGACCTACCTTGACACAACTTTAATTGGAAAACTTTACGGCCAAGAGTCTTAGACTCTTGCCAGAAAGGATCTTTTTATGTCAAAGCTTAAAAACCTTTTGACTGGTCTCAAAAAGACTCAAGAATTTCTTGAGCTCCTTCATGAGAACGGCATTGATATCGATCGAATGATCGGTATTTCCAATGCTCAAGGTCCTCAGGCTCGGCTTATCAAGGATGTACTTAGTCATGCGACTGAGTCTCCTCAACTGAGTTCGAAACCTGACAAACCAAAAAGATCACTTCCGAAGAAGAAGAAACAACTTTCTTCTTAGGAACCAATTAAATTGAAATTGATAGATGCTCGTTCACTCGAGGGAAAGCGTCGTGGCTTGATAGTTACCTGAAAGGGAACTATGAAAAGCAACGAGAGCATTAGCTCAAGTGATTACCTAGGGTTAGCAATTAGCATCTATCAAGATGCTATTGCTATGTGCTCCGCTAACGTCTCTGATTTACGTGATCTGGAAACCATCCGATCACGGGTTAAAGATGAAGGGCTATCGTTTTTAACAATAACCCTACCCCAGTATGCAAGTGACCTGGATAGGTCCTTGGAGATGGGGTTTATAGACCCAACGTTCTTCAGAGCTTTCTCGAAGAACGGATCAATCCCTGCATTTTTGCAAGGTATGATCGGTCTTGTCTTTAACCGAGAGACTGGAGGTATTAACGATGTTCAAGATGTTTCTTTTTCAAGCGATATACCCTGTGTTATTGATTGCATTAGACAGATTTGTCTTGCATTCAAGAAACTTGAGTTACCCTGTACTCCCGAGAGGGAATTTAGGGCGCTTGAAAATTACATCGCTATTGAGTCGCAATTTGAGATGTTCCAAGTGTCGAGAGAAGATTCAGATTCTTTTGATTCTGTTTCCTCTGTGCTGTGGGACACTGCTATGGGTGTTATACATCCTAGCATGTTGGTTCCTCGGCACGGTCCCGGCGCAACCGCCGAACATATTTCCGGAAACGGTAAATATGTTTGGAGGTCATGGCATGAACGTCTGGAGCCTTTCTTCCCTTTTATAGACACGGCTTATCCACTTTCTTGTGGTGATGCCTATGATTTATCAAAGGAGCTCCAATTGGTTACGTTTCATGATTCAGAACATGAGCACCCTGTTAGGGTTACTCCTGTTCCGAAGACACTCAAAGGACCCAGAATTATCGCAATTGAGCCCTGTTGTATGCAATACACACAGCAAGGGATTCGAGCTGCCATCTATGGCCGTATCGAATCATACTGGCTTACTGCCGGTCATGTGAATTTCACTGACCAGTCGGTAAATCAGAGCCTAGCGATAAAGTCATCGATCGACGTTCAATTAGCAACGATTGATCTATCAGATGCAAGTGATCGCGTTCCGCATGATCTTGCTATGACCATGTTTAAGGCGAACCCTGATCTTTTGGGTTCAATAGAAGCATGTCGATCGACTAGAGCCGTTATGCCTGATGGTCGCGTTATTGGACCATTACGGAAATTCGCCTCTATGGGTAGCGCTCTATGTTTTCCGGTTGAAGCCATGTACTTTTACACTATATGTGTATTGGCTTTACTCCGTAAACATAACCTTCCAGTAAGTGTTAGAAACTGTTTTAATGTTTCTAGACACGTGTACGTCTATGGTGACGATTTAATTGTCCCCACAGACGCTGCGGAGGATGTGCTTGAGTACCTTGAGAAGTACAATTGCAAGGTTAACTCCAACAAGACTTTCTATCGCGGAAGCTTTAGAGAGTCTTGCGGGGTAGACGCCTTTAGGGGTATGCAGGTAACTCCTGTGTACTTACGAAAGCAGATACCTAAGCACATGCAGCAAGCCTCTCAACTTATCTCATGGGTTAAGACCGCGAATCTCTTCTTTAAGAAGGGGTATTTGCGGACTTCCTCGCTTCTCTTCAAAAGAGTAGAAGCAATACTGGGGCCTTTGCCCACAGTATCTGAGACTAGTTCAGGACTTGGTCGTAACTTTCCGTGGCCGACTAAGCCTCGTAAGAGGTTTAATCGTAAAACCCAACAATTAGAAGAACTATTGTGGGTTCCTCGGTCGGTGTATCGTACTGATACTATCGATGGTTACGCAGCTCTACAAAAGTCATTTCTAATGATGGACTCCCATAAGTATAGGGGTCTCTCTTCTAGGAATGTTCTTAGTTTTGAGCATTCTGCACGTCACGGCGACGTCGCACTAACACGCCGTTGGGTTTCGCCCACAATTGGGTGATTCGCGTCTTTGACGCCAGGGGAGTGATGCTTCTAGTACAGGTCGGTGTATCCGAATGGTAAGGAGCTTACGGACTTTACGTCGTAGCTTACTTATCTTTATTCCTTTTGGAATATGTTTACACCATGCCAATGCTAGGCGCAGCAGTG